AGCCAAGGCCTGCTCGCAATAACTAACGACATCAGGCTTGCGCCAAAAATAACTCCAATCAGACTGAGTGTATACTGGTAATATATCAGAGCTGATACGAACCATCCTAAGGTTGCCATTTAATGTTCCAATTCTTTCTACTAACTTACGGGTTGATTCTATGTTACCTACCATTAGGTCCCATAGTTTTTCTTCGGCAACTTCCTTAGTTTGGCGGTTTAGCCATGCTACTGTTGTACTGCCAGTGTTATACTGTTTAGCATCATCTAACGGTTTGATACCATTAACCTGATCTGGGCTATCGATCCACTTACAAGCAAAGCCTATGCGTTTAGTATTCATAAAACTATTATACTAGTATTTAATGACGCTGTCAATGTATTAATAACTTTCATACTAGTCTGCACGGCTACCAGCATAAGCACGGAAGCCATATTTACTTAGTACTTCTGCATAAGCACGAGCACCTTCTTCTAACACATCCATGCTTTGACCATGGTAGTTACCTGGGCTCCACAAGTTTAAACATTTAGGACGATAGTCTTTCTTAAAACCAACACCAAGTAAGCCTTTAGCTTCTGTTGAGTTAGTACGGTCCACGTACACGTTAACCCAAGCAAAACCACAGTAGGCCATTTCGCCATATGTTTTAAGAAATGCATTTTGAGCGTTAGTTGCTGCTGTTTGTGCTTCGTTGTGAATAGCTTGAAAGTCCATTTATTGCTCCTGTGTTGTTAGTGTATGTGTAACATTATACAGTCATTTAACCAAAAAGTCAACCAAAATCTTACATACTCCAATATGTTCAGTTGTATAAAATTTGTATAAATAATACTACAAAGGAGTCAAAATGTCAACTATTCCGTTCAGTTATTATCTCTATCATAGACTAACAGGTCTAAAATATTATGGCATTAAACATGCTAATGGTTGTAATCCATCTGATCTGTGGACTAAATATTTTTCTTCTTCAATCAGAGTAAAACAATTAATTACAGAATACGGCAAAGATTCGTTTGATGTAAAGATACGCAAAACATTTAACTCGTCGCATGACGCATTGATTTGGGAACATAAAGTTTTACGTAGACTCAACGCATCACAAAACCCTACATGGATTAATAGACATAACGGTGGTAACAAATTTCGTTCCCCAATATCTCACACTGATAAAACTAAACAATTAATTTCTAAAAAAACTAAAGGAAGAAAATTCAGTGATGACCATCGCAAAAAAATTAGCGAGGCATCGTTAACAGACAGAAAACATCGTAAACAAGCAGGATGGAAAATGCCACTAACTGCTGTAGACAACATGTTGCTGACTCGTCAACGGAAAATAGATTCTGGTGAAATCAATCCATATTCCACAGAAAGAAATGCTAAAATGGCCCTTTCAAAAACAGGGAAAAAACGTAAATATTTGCCCGATGGAACATTTATTATGATAGATCCTAATAACTTATGATGACCAATAAGTTTCTGATGCTACTGAACAGTAGTAAGGAGTATTAACACTTTGACGAACCTGTTTACCCGACATTAAATTAGTAACATTTTCATACTTTTCAATGTTAGTACGAAAGTTACCAATTTCTGCTACAGCAAAATCTTCTTTACGATAGCCCATTTTAACCATACGTGTTAAGAACGCTTTAGCGGCAGCTTCTGTAGCATAGTATTCTTTACCATATGCTTTAGCTCGTATTGTTTTAGTTGTTTCTTTGTTGTAGACTACGTATGCCATTTATTGCTCCGTGTTGTTAGTGTATGTATAGCATTATACAGTCATCTAACCAAAAAGTCAACCAAAATCTATAAATACTTGTACAATAATAACAAAATTCAAGGAGTAGTTATGGGAGATATATTCAAACTAATTGGCGATCTGGGCTTTCCCGTTGCAATGGCATTAGCCGGCGGTTACTTTGTTTATCTTACTATCAAACTACTATTGGCTGGCGTACTCGGTTCTATTAAAGGTATGGCTGGTATCATCACTGCATTAGACAATCGCGTTAAAACTATGAATCACGATGTTATCCGTATTGATACTATCGTCAGTAATGCACTAGGATTAAAACCTGATACAGACCGTATTGCACGTGCCGACGGAAAGACGGACGCTCGAAGAGATTAATAATGTTTAAATTACCACATCAAGAATGGTTAGAGAAACAACCAAAACACACTCAAGAATGGCTTAAGAAACAACCACTTTGGCACGATGCTGACTTGTTTAGATTCTTTGCTATGGGTATATTTGTAGGATTTTTAATAGGGATAGTGATATGACAACAGCATTGAATATGAGACCTTTTACTGAGCAGGCCTGGTTGTTTGCTAAGATTAGTGGAATTGCCTACTTAGATGAGGCAGAAGGTAAGCTAGCATTTAAAGAACTTGGTTTTAAGGCAACTTTGATTGATGTTAATGGTAGTCAGGCATACTGGTTAGAAAACAAAACTGATCTAGTTATTGCTTGTCGTGGTACACAGCCTACAGAGTTTGCTGATATTGCTAGTGATTTGAAAGTACGTCCAGTAAAAAGTAATTCGGGTGTAAAATGGGTGCATCGTGGATTTAAAGAATCAGTAGACAACATTTGGCCTAAACTGAAAGATCTTGCTGATGATCACGGTAAGACACGTACGGTATGGTGTACCGGACACAGCCTAGGCGCCGCAATGGCCACATTAGTTGCTTATCGTCTACAGTATTCAGAAGACTGTCCAAGTCCACAGGCTTTGTTTACCTACGGTAGTCCAAAAGTAGGTACTACAACTTATATTAACAAGATCGAAGCAACAGGTGTACTACATTTCCGCTTTGTTAACAATGCTGATATTGTAGCACGTGTTCCACTCTGGCCATACAAACACTTTGGTGGTATGTACTACATGAACCACTATGGTCACTTGCGTGCTCCAACAGCATGGCAGGTTACTAAAGATGTTTGGCGTGGATTCTTAGTAGGACTTAAACGTAAAGAAATTAACTTCTTTACTAACCACAGCATCACACGCTATGCCGAAATCTTAGAGCGTTGGAAGAATGGAGACAATGGATAATGGCTTTACATGATACAGTAATTAAAATGGTAACACGTCAGAAAAAAGACGGAGTTGAAGAAGACGTGTCAGCTACAGAAAAACTTATTAAAAGTAAAGCTGGGCTAGTGATCAATATCTTTGCGGCATTGTTAGCATTTAACATGTGGCTACAAGGTAGTTTAAACAGTAAAGTAATGAACAACACTATACAGGCCAACGATATTTGGGCTTTCTACCAGGCTAAAAGTATTAAGCAAACACAGTATGAACTAGCCGCACAACAAATTACAGATCCTGCTAAAGCTAAAAAGTTTACTGATAAAGCTGCAAGTTATGAACTAGGTGAAGAAGGTAAACCGGCACTATTTAAACAGGCCAAAGCATTAGAAGCAGATCGTGACCATTACAAACAACAACTACCTTGGGTAGGTTATGCGTCAACAGCATATCAACTAAGCATTGTATTGTTGTCAGCAAGTATCTTAAGTGTCAGCATGGCTTTGTTCTGGGGTAGTTTTGTTCTAGCAGGCGCAGGCATATTCTTAATGTTACAAGGGATTTTATTATGGATGTAGTAGATTTAGTAAACAAATATGGCTTTCCCATTGTTATGGCAGTGGGCATGGGCTTTATCATCAAATACGTGTGGGAATGGGCTACAAAAGAAGTAAAACCAGTCATTTCAGACGCAAATACTGTTCTTATTGCCTTAATTGATCGCATACGAATGTTAGATAACGATTTGATTCGTTTAAATCAAAAAGTTAATACGGTATTACATTTACGTGGTAAGACAATTGAATACGAACGTGTCGAAGCTGAAAAAGAAATTAACCAGGCAGTTCATAAGAAATCAGAAGACGATAAAGCCGCATCTGCGGGCGAAGGTTAAATGAAGTTATTAGTTTCTGGATGTAGTTTTACTCACCATCGTTGGCCACAATTTTTATCCAATCATTCAATTACTGACTTGGCTTGGCCGGGAGCAGGTAATAAATACATATCCGATTCTATCATACACCACTGTTCGATAAAAAAATTTGATGCAGTGTTAGTTATGTGGTCTGGCCTTACTCGCTTAGATATGCCTGTACCTAACTCTTTAAAACTGTTTAACAATTATGATTTTATACAACCTGTAGGAAATTTTAATTATATTATGTCGGGTGGAGTTTTAGGTAGTTGGCAACACCACCCGGGCCCAAATCAATTATTTAAAAATACATATAAAATTATGTCTACAGAAGAATTGGCATGGTTATCGTTACTTGAAATTATTAAATTACAGGGATTTCTTAAAAATTTAGGTATTAAGTATTATTTTATGTCTTATGTTAATTATTGGAATCGACCTGTTGGTTGGATTTCAAAGAATTGTGACCCAACACTTAAAGATTTTTTGAATTTAAATAATATTATAAATCAAATTGATTTTTCATCATGGATTTTTTTAAATGACAATAAAGATGGTATTTATGAATTTGCTGAGAAATCAAATCTATTCGAATCCGATAATTGGCATCCTAACAGCACAGCAGACCAGACATGGGCTAGCATAGTAGAAGAACGTCTCAATTGTTTTCAACATTAACATCGCTGTGGCTTACAGTTACAGCAATTTTTTGTGCTTCTGGGAAACGTGTACGAGTATTTTTACTACCGAGCAAGACAATCACACGTTGTCCTAATTCAGTATCAAGTAGCATAACCACACAACCGCCACTTTCATTTATATAACCTGTTTTACTTACTCGTACATCATTGCT